GTGTATGTACCAATACCACCTGTACCAGTGCCGTAAGCAGTAATGTAAGTACCAGCAGTCACGCCAGTTCCGTTTACCCATGAGCCAATAGAAATTGGATCACCCTGCAAGACTGCAGTAATGGTTAAAACGGTTGTAGCAATTGAGCCAGTGTAAGTACCCGATGTGGGATACGAAGCAGTACCCATAGCCGTGGGTGCGGAACCTAGGAATAGGTCGTCTGAAAATTGAGGCATTTGATCTTCTCCTTGAAAAGCTTGATCAGATTTAAAAAAGGGGCCGGTTTTACCCGACCCCTGCTTGGCTTAGACGCCTGCAGTGCCGTACATGGCACGTGGGTCTGTGAAGCCAACTGTGTAACGCTCTGTGGCCTTGTAGCGCATAGAGTCAGTCTCAAAGTCACCTTCCATGGTTTTTTCCAACTCACGGCGCATCAAGAGCTTCATGCCCTCAGGTGCATCAGTCTGGACCCACCATGCGTTTGCGTTGGTCAGACGCGACAGAACAGCAGCACCTTCGTCCAACAGGCCAATAGCCTTGATGGGGTTGATGTCGTTGTTTGCAGTGCCTGTACGCAGAACGGACTTTAGCAAAACTTCAGATTGGAAGATGTTACCGGGCGCAACCACCAATTGGCGGGGCACAAGGCGGATCTTCTTGCCGTTGTTGTCAACCGCTTGGCGAATCTGGATCAACATCTGTTCCAAAGAGGTCTGGGACAGGTTGGCAGAAGTTGACAATTGGTTGCTAAAAGTGCCGCTCACGATAGGGTGAGCAGTGCTGATCAGAGACACGCCATCACCACCGACATACGACGAGTTGAACGCACGGTTCAAAACGTTTGCAGACAGTGTTTCTTTGGTTTCAATCAGAGATTGAGCCAAGTGCTTAGCGTAAACTTGACCAAGGCGGATGTGGTCGCCGTCCTCAACCAACACCTTTGTCAACGCAAAGGCCAAGCCATATACGTTGTAGATGTAGCGCTGGAGGAACAGAACACCACCCTGTTGGTACGAGACCGGAGTGCCGTCAGGCAACTGCGGAGCCGCGCCAAACCCGTACAGAACGGGCTCTTCGTGGTAGTTACGTGGGATACCGTTTTCCTCGCGGAAAACACGTGACCATTCGTCTTTACGTTGATCGTAAATTCCATCAAAGCATTCATTGAGGATAGGTTCAACAATAGATCGAAAGTCGGTACTGCGCATTGGAGCGGCCATTTTTTAGTACTCCTTAAACAATGGCTGTTACAGAACCGAAGTACTGTGAACGAGCGTTAACAACACGAACAATAACGTAGGCATCACCCCATGCATTGTCCGGATAAGGCGCAATATCAACAATCCGCATGCTACCTTGCGAACCATCAGCAACGGCTGTTGACACGCCCAGACCTGTTGTAGACAGACCAGTTGTATTGGAGCCAGAAGTAACGGTAAAACCAGTAGTTGCAGAGAAGTTGTACTCACCACCCAAAGATGTTTGGGCAATAGTCGCATCCGTCTGAATTTCGTAAACGATGTTGTTGTCGTTGTAGAAATAAGCCACACATGAACCAGTTGTGTAAACAGTACTGGCAGGCCAGTAGTTGCTAACACGACGACGACCAGTAGTGTCAGTCCACTCGCAGCCAGCAAAAGCACCAGACCACGCGCCAGAGGCGGTGGCATTGGTGATAGTACCAGCGGCTACTGAGGAGCCAGCAGTGCTGTTGTAGCGCACAGGTGCGCCTTTTAAGATGTCTGTGGCATAGCCAGAGACGATACCGCCAGCAAGCGCTTGAGCGCGGTCCAAACCCGAAGGATGGAACGCGGGACGCAAACCGAACGGAGCAGATGTTGAGGACATTTGATTACTCCAAATTTGTTAACAAGTACTGTTCAGGAAAACACCGGAACAGGCATAGGTTTATCAAGATTGTTAATACCTTCGCCTTCAACCATTCCCAAATTACGTCCCCTGCTATCTCGCCCAACTTGTTGCTCAGCTTGAACGCGGATTTTGTCCGCCTCATCCTGAGGTGCATAGTGGTGCAATTCCTGCATGATCTCTTGGTAGATATCTAGAGGAATCTTGTAAAGAAGCATTTCGTTACACGCAATAAAACCTGAGTGTTCGCCGGCTTTAACTTTGAAGTTTTCAAAGCCCGGAACCTCGTCCATGGTTACTGGTGTATAACCCACGCGCTGGCGCTTGTGGATCGGGTCATAACCGTTAGTTGTAGAAAGCCAGATAGGATGAAACCCCGGGATATCCGGAGGCTTTGGAAGGGATTCTTGAGTCCATTCGCTACGGAACATACTGCGACGTTCCTGTTGACTTGCCAACTCATTTGAAGCAGGAGCGCGTTGACTATCTTGCTTTGCGCGAGATTCGCGGCCGCCCAATGAGAGGTCTTTTTTTAATCGATCATCTTGCATAATTAACTCCTGTTCGAGCGGTCATATTCCGCATAATTGTGGATCATTTTGTTACGCTCTTTGATGTTGTTCCATCGTCCAGCTTCCTTAATGGCTCGGACACGATCAGGCGATAAATAAAATTCATTTCCACCTGCTACTCTCGTAGATTCGCGACCAGAACTTGTTACCACGGAACGGGGTCTCCTATTTGACGATCGACTGTCGCTTCCATTGTACCTATGTGGCATGTATTTTTGCAAGCGATTATCTAATTCGTCCCAAAATTCTGGTTCGTTGGGGTCCCAGCCCTCTTTTAGCATGGCCTGATCGAGCTTTACGGCGATTTGAGAGTCAACATCACCGTTTTGCGCGTCATACCAACTATTTCGGCTCATCCACTCCTCAGCATTCTTTTTTAGCCGAGGATCTGCCTCATTTTGGGTTGGGGCAGACACAATTTTCTTTTTCAAGTTAACCAGTGCCTCAGCCTGATTGCGCGCCTCGTACCAATCTTCTTGGGCATTGGCCAAAGCAGCACCGTCAGCCACCTCTGTGGCTTCTTTAATGCGCTGCTTGGCATATTGCAGGCGCAATTGAGAGTCTTCAATGGCTTTATCAACCCGAGCCACGTCTGCACCCGCAGAACGCCTTTCGAGAGCCACTAAGCGCTCAGCCATTGCTTCATTTTGTCGCTTTAATGAGTTAATCAGTTGACCTGATTCACTCATTCTGGCTTTTTGCAAGCGTTTTTTAAGATTTCTCTCGTCGCGACGAGCCGCACGAATGGCTTCACGTTCAGGATCAGTACCACCGCCCTCTGATCCATCAAAATATCCACCATCGTCGTTATCTGGTGATTCAATGCTGTCCGGAAGTGAAACAATGGCCCCGCCATCAGATTCTTCCTGCATTTCAATTTTTTCTGTTGAGTTCATAAGAAAGCCTTCACGTTCAATGGATTACCAGTTACCTTGGCGATAACCTCGTGATCGTTAAACACGCTAAAAAGGGCAGTTTCACCGTTTTCAGAACTGCCATACGGCACTTCCCAGCGATCGCCACCCCACTTGGGCATACGTACATAGTCGCCCACCTCAATCCAATTGCCTTCCGGCCACGGATTAAGACTGTCGCGTTTTTTGAAAGCTAATGGACCCAACGCAATGACCTTGGCCACTTGGTTGTTCCACTTTTCGGTTTCCTTGGTCTCTTCAACAAGTACGATGCCTGATGCGGTTACGGTTTTTCTAGTGGCACGCCACTGAACCAAAATACGTCCGCCTACAGGCAATGCACCGGGGTCAACTGCTGGAAATGCTTCCTGCAACGCGGCTTCATACGAAGCATCCGGTTGTGTTTCACTCGTCAATTTCTTCTTCCTTCAATAAGTCATTTAAAATTTCCAGAGCTTTTACAAGCCCTTGGTGCTGTCCTACCAATCTTTGGTAGGTTTCGAAATTAACGGCATTACCGTTAACTAACGACTGGGAGATAACTTTCTGCTCAGCTTCAATTGCACCGATAAAGTCGCTGACATATCTCATTATTTTTTCTTTAAAGTAGACAAGCTGCTTTGTTTGGGCTTCGACTTGCGTGAAGTCTCTTCACGCGTACCTTTACCCTCCAGCTTTGTGCCGTCAAGCTGCTGGCCCATGGCCATGCGTTTATGCATTGGAACTTCAATGCTCATTTGTTCAGATTCGCGTTGTGCCATTTGGGCCTCCTAAGGATTGTTGTGCGCCTTGCAGCGCGGATAAAGCAGTTTGTTGCTGCTCATGTTGCAAAACTTTCGCATCACGCGTCAATTCTGCAGTTTTCATGCGCTCATCGGTCAAGTTGTCATTGGCGTTCAATGCAATTTGAATTTGTTGAGCACGATTCTTTGACAAGGCATCGGTTTGCAAGCGCCGCTTGTCCAATTCGATGTCTGCGGCGTCTTTTGCAGCTTTCCGCTGGGTTTCGGCCATGCTTGTCTGCAAATAAACGGTGTCGTCGCTGGTCATTTGCGGTTTTGGAGCAAACTTTTGCACCATTTGTATTAATTGCTGGATAGCTGGACCGACTTTTTCAAACGATTGCTGTACATCAATTGACGTATGTTGCGATGCCAAGGCATAAAGCTTGTCAATTTCGCCAACCAACGGAGAGTTGTTGTAGTTTTTGACTTTGCCACCCATTGATTTTTCAACGTAAGTGTTCATTTGGTTCAAATACCACAGCATGATGTGCTGCTTTAAGTGTTCAAGCTGCTGCGGCAAGCACTGAGGCGCAATGATGGGGTTTGAACCCAACATTGGGTTTAAGCAAAAATCCAAGTGCGATTGAATGTGGGCCAAGTGGTTCTGGTTGGGGTAAGCAAATGCGCTTCTACCAATGGCCATAGCCGCGTTCTCCTCAGCCGCATTGGACTCCAAAGGCTCCGTTGCCTTGGGCATTAACTCAGCAAGATTAGGAATCTTCATCTGGCGCATGGCGCGCTCAAGAACCGCCCGTTGGTCAAAGTGTTGAGGGTACTTGTCCATCATGGCCATGACCGCTTGGGTCTGGGCCATCCTTTGCGTCTCGCTGAAAATGTGCGGATCTGATACAGGGATCACATCATCATTGCGCGCAAAGTCTTCACGTGATATTTCCAATTCGGAAATTGACTCACCACGGTGCATCTCGTCCAAATACCAGCGGTTAATCCGACTCAATACCTTCAACACGCGTTTTTGGGAGTCATGCAGGCGAGCATGGATTGCCGAAAACACGGCCGCGCCCTGCTCAATCAAAGCCTGAGTTGTGCCCACTGGCGCATTGCTGTTCACGTCAGCAATCTTCTCCTCGCTGGTCGTCACAACACCCTTGGCCGCGTCAGTCAGCCAACCAAGCAACTGGAACAGCACAGGGTTTGGCGGATTAAACGGCATCGGCATAGCAATCTTGCGAATGTCATCCACACCCGGAGCCGCCTCAATCTCTGTCACCTGCGTGACTTCAATATTCTGGCTCTGGCCAGACATTTTTGCACCCTTCAACTTCAGCATCGTTGCGCTGTTGTTGATGTGCGCCGTGTCCAGCAAAGCGCGCAAAGCGCCAGTCAGCGCAGCCGACAAACCACCAATCAAGTGCGGAAAGCCAATCGCATAAGCGCCGCGCCATGGAATAAACTTAAATTCAATCAACCAATCCAACTTGGCCTTGGTCTGATCTTCCTCATCCCAGTTGCGGTACAGGCCCAGCACCTCGGTTGAGTTTTCATCAATCATCAGAATGTACGGGGAAATGTCGCCATCGCTATACTTGTCGTCCTCATGCTCCATGTCCACATAAATGTGGTACACCTTGCGCAGGCCATCTTCATTGTCCTGCCACTTGCGACCTTCAATCTTGTTGTTGGCCTTCATCGGGCCAGACACTTCAGGCTCCATTGACGCTATGCCAATATCCACGTCACGGTACATACCAGACGCCACACGGCTGTCAAATTCCTGCTGAGTGATGTAATGCACCTCAGTCACGCGCTGGGCCGTGTAGAAGTTGCCAGCAGCAAACGGCAGCAGCACGTTGTCAATTGGCACGAACTCGGCGCACGGCCGCTTTTTTCTTTCGTCGTACCACAGCTTCAAATACTGCGAGCCGCCCAGCGGCAACTGGGTTAGCATCTGCTCTTGCTCATCCCTGAACTCAACAATTTGTTCAGTCAACTGCCAGTTCATCCAGTCGCGCTTACGGTCCGCACGCGATGTCTGCTCATCAGTCGCCTCGCCTTTGATGTTGGTACGCACAGGACCATCAGGCGGAAACATTTCCTTGATTGCACGCGACTCAAAGTCAATGCAAGCCTCGGCCATGATCGGGTGCACAACCTTGCTGGCGCCCTGAAACATCGCACCGCCGGGGGCGTCGTGCCCCAAGCCTGTACGCTTTAACCCGTCCTCGTACTGCTTGTCACGGTCTTTACGAGCATCCTTGTCCTTGTCAATCAGGTCAAGGTACTTCAAGCCCATTGTGCTCAACTCCCACAAAGGAAGTTCATTGACCATGTTGCCGTAAAAATCCTCATCTTCAATTGGGCCAGCCAAGTCCTCCATGCGAACAATGGCAGAGCCGTCAGGCTGTTCTTCAACTTCAGGGGCGTTATCCCCGCCCAAATCAAATAACGTGCCCTCAGAGTCTTCTGGGCCCTCTGGAAGGTCTTCTTGCTGGGTTGAGTACTTTGTTGCCATGATCTACCTTTTATTTTTTTTCACCGGCCATTGAACTGGCCGAGTATCCTAATGCGGCCAATGCCGCTGCCGGTGTTGCGCCTTCGCGAATCATCTTGACCGCCTTGGGCCAATCTGCTTCAGCAAAGAACCGGCGGGTTTCTTGAATGTCGCCGCGCGCGCCGGGCAGCGGTTTGTCGCGCCCAATTTTCTCCTTGATGGCCTTGCGCACACCTTCTGACTCGCCAATGCTCTCGGCAATTTTGTGTGGAGCATTTGCAAAATTTTGCAGCAAGTTCATCGTGGCTTCGCCGCTGTAAGGCGCTGTAGGCTCAATTCCCTTCTCGCCAAATTTACCAATGCCCGGCACATAGCCCGAGCTATTGACAGACTTTTGAATGTCCGAAGGGTAAATGCTTTGGATCTCTTTGCCAGCCTTTTTCAAGAATTGATTCATCAGCTTAGGGTCATAACTCGGATCAAACGGAAAGATTGTGGCCCCACGTCCTGTAGCTGATACGCCAATTTCTTTTTCAAGCCCATATCGCTTAATCAAATCAACAAGCCCGGCCAATTCACTTTTGCTTGGCAACACGCCCATCGACGGGTCTTCCAACGCATTTGGGTTGCGGCTTCGGGTGTCCAGCACCAAAGCATTCTTGCTCTTTGCACTGTTTTTGGTGTTGCCCAAGTTCCATGCGCCAGCTTCTTGCGCGTCCATAACGGCGCGGAACTGCTCAGACAAGTCCATGGCGTTGGATGTTGCTGGCGCAATCCTGCCGGTGCTCTTCACGCCTTTGACCTCGGTCGGAAAGTCAAGCAACGGCCGTGCAATTGTCAACGGGTTGTGCTCCATCACGCCCAGAGAATTAAGGTACGCGCCTGTACCGGTCTCGCTTGGTAGCTGGCGCAATCCCAACGCCGAGTAAATTGCATCGCGGTTACCAGCGCCAACGCTTGGCGCTTCGTCCAACAAGTAAGGCGTGGGTTGGTCCCATCGGCCAGTCTGCGTGTACGCCAACTTTTCCTCAGGCGTGGCGTTCAGCATGCTCGGCACGTGCTTTGTCGATGCGCCCGGTATAGCCTCATGCGTGCCAGACCCTGCATGCTTGTAAAAGTAGTCACGGGCCGTGTTATTAGCCTCTCTGAGAGCTTTTTCAATGCCCTCTGTACCCTCACCAGCAAATCGTCCTCTTTCGCCTCTGGTGAAGATATCTTGGCCTTTTCCAAGAACCCATGGCAATTCTTGAATGTGCGGTCCTTGCCAGTCTGTTCGGCCGCCCACACCAGCTTGGTTAGCTCGGTTCACTTGCAGCGCCGTCTCTGCATCCATGAACGGGTGCATGGTGTCAGACACCACGCGCGCTGGGTTGCCCTCAGGTGTTGTGTAGTCCATGCCCTGCGCACGGCGAAAGTCGTTCACGCCAAACATTCCCGTGTTGGGAACACGTGGGTCGTTCTTCTCACGGTACTCGCCAGTTTTGAACGCAAGGTCTACGTTTTGGTTTTTAGCCTCCGCTTTGTCCAGCGCACGCATCGGCGCGCCACGGTAAGCCATGACCGGCTTACCCACGGCGCGGGATGTCAAGTGTTTCAATGCAAAGCCAAGTTCGCTCTCAGGCGACACGCCAGCGCTGTACGTTGCATGCTGGTCCAGCACGCGGTCAAGCAGGCTTGGCTCGCTGCTCTGCGCAATGCCCGACTTGGCACGGTCGTACCACGTGCCCATGCGCTCGGGGTCAGCAACGTTCACAGCTTTCACGGCGTTGCCAAAGTCAGTATCCATGTGCCTGCGCAGTGCGCCAAGGGCTTGGGGGCTGGTCACCGTGCGTGGTGCGCCAATGTAGCCTCCAGCGCCGTCTGGCTTCAAATGCTTACCAGCCATGGCCGCACGCAGCACAGCGTCCTCACCCTTGATCTCCGCCATCTGCCTGTAGATGTCTGGCGCAACGGCGCCCACTGGCCCCCGTGCGCGCACAGTCTTTTCTGGCGACATCCCGGCCGACTTCATTGCCAACTCGTCAGCCAAGTCCTGCTCCACGCGTTTCTTAAGCATGGCCTCGCGGTCATGCTTGCTGCCAAAAATGTTCAGCAACTCTTCCTGCTCAGGCGTCATCATCTTTGGAGCCGCCTTCTCAACAGCAGCCACCTTCTTCTTGTTGCCCTTGGGCATCGCGTTCATCAGCAGCCCCGTGTCGGCCATGTGCTCCATCAGCTTCTCATTTGCCAACGGGCCAAGCTCGCGCATGGCCAGTGAGCCCAGCTTTTTGGCCGCTGGCGCTACAGCAGGGGCCATCCCCAGCACCGTGCCCATCGCAAACGCAGGGTTGGCCACGTCCATGATCCCCTCGCGCTCTGGGTGCAGCACGCTGAACCCAAGCTCATCAGGCGCAGTGCCCAGCAGCCCCTGCACAGCCGCATAGGTCTTGGGGTCCGGCAGCAGGTTGACGTCCGCCGCCTTGGAGCTTGCCACAGCCTTGGCATACTTGCCAGTGCCGGCGCCACCGAAGTAGGGTTTGCTCAGGTCAGCATCAGCAGGCGAAGTGGCCATGATGGACTTGATGATGTCTTCGATGCTGGCCATGTCGGTTTCCTAGTGCGTGCTTGTCATTGTTGTTGATTGGCCCTGAGCACCGACAGCAACGCAGACTGCAGGTCTGGCGACAGGCCGCCGAACATGGACGCAGGGTCATACGTTGGCTCTCTTGTAGGCGCTGGCGGGTATGTAGGGCCGTACGGGCTCTGGTACGTTGGCTGCTGCACTGCAGGGCCGTACGGGTTCTGGTACGTTGGCTGCTGCACTGCAGGGCCATACGGGTTCTGGTACGTTGGCTGCTGCACTGCACCCGGCACTGCGCCCTGCGGCATGTTGTACTGCGAGGCCAGTTGCTGCAGGTAACGCGGGTCCGCACCCTGCACCGCACCCGGCGGCATGCCGTTGTTGCCAAGCTTGTACGAGTCAATGATTTCATTGATGGTGTCGTTGATGTCTTTGATCTGTTCCATTTCAATTCCTTATTGCGCGTATGGGTTGCTGCGGATCACACGGTCATCGCCGTACTCGTCGTCATCGTCCTCTGGGTCGATACGGATTATCCCCGCATCCTTGAGGTAGCGCAACGCCTGCGTCAGCGCGTCCACGTAGTCGTCATGCCGCACCTCGGGAAACGCCGTCCACTGGTTCAGCGCCTCGCTCAGCCACGTGCGCGGAGTCCCCGGGTTCTGGTCGCTCTCCGGCAGGTACACGCGGCCACGGGCGATGATCGGCGACACGAGGTTGGCCCTCATCACCTTGTCCGCGTTGCCCGGGTTGTACGGCCGCGCCGGAAGTCCCGCACGCTGCAGGTCTTGGATCAACTGGATGCCGGCGCTCTTGTCCTCGATCAGCACCACGTCCGTCTTCTTGCCCTCGCCGAACTCGTCGGGATCTCCGTACACCTCGGTCTTGTACACCTCCGTCACCCGCTCGCGCAGGTCGGGGTACTGGATCCGCTCGCTCCACACGTCGATCACCATCACGCTCGTGGGCCCATCCTCGGGCTTGAACACGCCCAGCACCACGCAGGCCGTGGCGTCGTTTTGCGTCTTCTCTGACGTGGCGCAATCGTACGACTGCAGCACCATGGTGAACGTGGGCAGGCTGCGCTGAGCCGGCCACAGCTTGAACCACCCCCGCTTGATGATCCCGTGGTCGCTCGGGTCCAGCAGCACCGCGTTGATCTCCTGATCGCCCATCTGCGTGCCCTCGTACTGCAGGATCTGCGCCTTGAACGTAGGCGCCAAGTTGTCGAGGTTGTCGTAGGTCGTCGCGCTCACGTAGCACACGTCGTGGCCGTCACGCTCAACGAGGTCGAAGATGAGCGGCTTGGGGCGCGGCGTCGTGGTGCACATGAGGCGCGGGTGCTTGCCCAGCCGCATGCCAAACTGGATCTGGCTCCACGCCTCGTCGAGGTCCGGCCATGCAGCAAGCTCATCGAGCCAGCCGCCGTGGAACTGCGGACCCCTGAAGCGCTCGGGCTCCGAGGCGGGGATGCCTTTGATGATGGACCCGTTGATCATCTGGATCTCTGCAGTCGTGATCATGTGGCTCTTGACAATGTCCTTAGGCATCACCGTCAAGATGCCTGAGTCGCCGCTGAAAGCCACGTCCCTGACGTCACCGGCCGTTGGGGCGCTGATGAGCCAGCGCGTGCCCGGGTTCGTCCACGCCTGCCACCACAGCCACTCAGCAGCCGCACGCGTCTTACCGGCGCCACGGCCGGCCAGCAGCAGGTAAATGTGCGTTGAGGTCCACAGCGTGTCACGCTCGGGCACTTGGTAGTCATGGGCGGTCTTGAGCCACGCCTGCCTCGCGTGCAACGCCTTGAGCGCGTACAGGGGCAGCCGCTCGATGCTGGCGCGCACCTCGTCGGGCGTGAGCTTGGGGCGCTCAGCGACCTCGCCCATCAGCCGCCAAACATGCTCTTAATGATGTCCTTTGTCAGCGATGCAGCCTCAGTCGCGTCAACGCTGTGCTTGTTCTCTGTCGTCGCGTTGACCTGCGACAGGCGCGGGTGCATGTAGGGTGACGCAGTGGCAGAGGCCCACTTCTTGTCTTCCCATGCAGCCGCTGGATCGTTGAGCACGCCCATCATGAAATCGAGCGGCGTGATCTTGTACTTAGCCGCGATCTCATTCACTTGCTGAATCCGCGCATCACGTGCGCCAAGAGGCCGGCCAGAGCCGGGCCGCGCGCCGCCAGAATTCGGCCGAGCACCACCATTTTTCTTTTTAGGAACTGGTGGTAACTGCTGATTTTCGTCTGAGGTCTTCATGACGCGGAATCTACCACACCGCAACATTTTTAAGCAAGCACTTTTTCACTGCTTAAAAAACAGGCACATAATCTGCCTATTTTTTAAGCAACAAGTTATCCACAGCTTGTTCTTATCCACAGGCTGTGGACAACAAAGTTATCCACACCACGATTAAAGTTATCCCCACAAAAATGTCCAAAAAACGCCAAGTTATCCACAAATTAGGGGTAAACCCTATGGCCTCTAGAATCGACGAGAAGGTGCCTAGAAGGCGCTGAAGTATTTTCAAGCCACACTGCCCTTGGTTTCCGGAAACGAGCCCCTTGCTGGCCGTTCTGATCGTTTTCACCATTTTGGTGCATAGGCCATTTTTGGGTAGTTGGCACGGTTCATGCTACGCGTGTGCACAGGCGCATCGCGATCTTTTTATGATAACCAAACGCTATCGCAAATAACCCCACACATCAGTCGGGAATAAAAAAAAGATTTGCAGTTTCCGGAAATCTGTATAATCGATCTTGTCGACAACGACACAACACTCAAACGCTAAACAGGAAAACACCATGTCAAAAGTATCAAGCTTCGAATACATCAGCCAAGCCGCTACAGAGCCAAGCCGCTCATGGTCAAACAGTGAGTTGGCCAAGTTCCACTACTTCAACCCTAATGGCCTGTACGCTGCCAAGAAGGCCAGCGACGTCAAGATCGACGAGTTGGTCGAGGCAGGCTTGGCCAAGTCAGGCGCCATCATCGCTTATGGCGGCTTGAACTACTTTTACACAAAACTGTTGAGCGACTTGGCCATGTCCAAGCGCGTGGGCCGCATTGACCTGTTGGTGACCCTTCAAGGCATCGAGCGCAACATTGCAACCGCCGCTAAGTTCATCGAAGAGAAAACAGCCGCCGCAGTCTAACTGATGAGGCCTTAGTGGCCGAAACCCCGCAAGGGGTCTTAGACAAACCCTTAAACGCTTAAACGAAAGAAACGAAATGACAAAGCAAACGACCAAAATCATCGGCCACATCGCAGCAATTTTTACACTTCGCGGTCATCACAAAGTGATTGTGCGTAACAGCAATGGCCAGCTGTTTGCCGATTGCGACACTTGCGCCCTGTCCCAAATAGAAGCGCGCGCCGCCGTCTTTGCCACTGAAAATGGCATCAATCGCATAAGCGTCGAAGGTTCAGAATTGACACAATAACAAGCAATACTGATGAGGCCTCGGTGGCCGAAACCCCTTCGGGGGTCTATTGCAAAAACCCTCAACCTCTCAAACGAAAGAAACAACATGGAACTCAAACAAACCCAAGGCAAAGCCTCCCTGTACCGCAAGGAGTCTTATAACGGCCGCACCACAGCAGTGGTCGAGTGGGTCGTTAAAGTCGGCGACCAAGTCATTCGCTACTGCACCACTAAACGCGAAGCCCTCCAATGGCTGGCCATCTACCAAGACTAATTCAAACGCTTAAACGAAAGAAACGACATGACAAACAAGTCAAACAAACTGTCCCGTAAGGACCTGCACATCGGCTCTCTGGTGGTGTTCTCTG